GGTTTTACTAAATCATTTTCTTTTGCATATGCTACCTTTTCTCTATAAACAATTAGTGCTTCTAGTAATTCTTTATTGTTAACATAATGTTCTGATTTCTTTTTAGGCATAGCATTGTTGTTCCCGTCTTAACATATATCTATTATAGCATACTTTTGTGGCTTGACAAGATAGTCAAATATCAGTAGAATAATCTTTGTGGAGATTGATAGGGATATATTATGATTCTTTAGGTTCTTGATTTATTTTAAATAACTGTTCAAATTTTTTACGAGCATCTTCTACTGAGGATATATAACCCATCTTAGAATCTAATTTTACTTGACCACCTGGATTATAAACTTCAATATCATCATTCAATTCATTACTGACGTAATTATTATAGATAGCAATAATTTTATCATCTTTACATTCAGACATTGTTAATATTTTATCATATTTTATTACAAACATATCATCATCACTTATTTCAATCCATTTTCTAACTTTAATAAGTCCACCTTTAGGAGAATTTACCATTCTCATTACTAATGGATTTTGAGCAATTATAACAGTATCTCCATTAGAATTATCGACGGAGACAAGGGCAAAGATTTCTTCACCTGATATTAATTTTATTAAACTATAAAATTCTTCTCCCATTATTTTTTAAGTGGTATATTTACTATATCATAATTGAAATTTTCTTCATTGTAGACTTTAATTCTTTCGATTAAATGATTTAATGTATAATTGCGTCTAGACTTATAACTGATATCATCAGCAATGTCATATAAAGTTGCTTTAGTTTTTTTGTTTCCTTTTCTAAGTACCCTCCCAATTGATTGAAGATTTCTGATTCTAGATTTAGAAGGAGAAGCAAAAATTACGTTGTGTAGATTTTTGATATTAATCCCAGTCGAGAAGGTTCCGTAGGATGCAACGATAATAGCATTATTCTCTTGCTCAGTGATTTCTCGAACTTTCTCTCTGTCTTCGGTGTCCACTCCACCATGAATAAAAAAGACATTACGGTTTTCAATAGTGTTATTATTATTTATTAATTCATATAGTGGTTCACCATGTCCTTCCACCCTAGCAAATAATATTAAAGTATTACCTTTTAAATCTAAAGCTAGATTTTTAATAAAGTTATTTCTACGATTGTGTCCGATAATATATTGCACTTCTTCTTCAAAGTTTTCAAATTTATTCGGTGGGTGTTTCAATAGAAGCACATTGATATCCAGTTTAGCCAAATGCCCTTTCTTCATTAACTCGTCAGTTTTAATGATCTTATAGGAAGGTCCAAACAATCCCTCAAGAACCCACTTATGTGTCTGTGTTCCATCAAGTGTGCCAGTAAATCCAAACCTATATTTTGCATCCGCAAGTTTTGTCATTATAGATATAAGTGATTTTGATTTAAACTGGTGAGCTTCATCCCCCACCACAACAGAGAATCTCTCAAAATATTTTCGGGGAAGTTTGTAGATTGATTGCCAGGTAGTAATAATGACTTGAGAGTCCGTCTCTCTTTCTCTACCAGCGTATATTTTGTGGCAATATGAACCAACGTCCCACCCATAATCTGCAAAGTCTTTATACATTTGCTCTACAAGCGAAGTCGTCGGAACAACTATCAGAGTATTTTGTTTTCTTTCAACGTAATATCTCACAATCGAATATATCATCAGGGACTTTCCTGAAGCAGTTGGAGATATCAACAATTTTCTATTATGTCTTAAGGCATCGTATACTCCATCTATCTGGTACTCTCTGGGAGCGTACTTTGAGATAGCAGTCATATAATCTTTAACACCTTCCTTTGATATCCCTTCATTCACTTCAAAGGGAGTACCATAGTGTTTACTATTTTTAAATTCGTAAGTATATTCGTGATCTTTACAAAATTGTATTACTCTATCCAATAATCCAACATATATTTCTCCCTTTTGGATATTGAATAATCTTATCTTTCCATCCCAAAATTTCTTTTTATATGCTGGTGAAAACTTTGCACCAGGAACTTCAAAAGTAAATTGGTCTGCTAATTCATAATAAATGTGTACTTCTGCATCAACATAAAGATACACTTCATTCTTCTTTGATATAACCAAATGTGACATGACATAATCTTCATTTGTAAATATTTAGTATGTCTAATAAAAATTTATTTGTACCAAGAGGTATCTATCATGTTATCTTTTTCTCCATAAGATCCTATGGGACAGATATTACATGCAAGAGAATACCTTGAAAAATTACTCTTATGAGACAAAACTTTATGTCTAAGATAACTAGGAAAAAATATTAAATTTTTATTTTCTGGAAATATTTCCCATGTTTCTGATGTCATCAAATCTTGTTTTTCTGGAAAAATATAATAACTTTTAATATCTCTTAATGGATTATCAAAAAGTATACTCCCACTTTGAGTATCATAGGTCTTAAAATAATATATTCCACTATAGAAACTATTTTTATGACTGTGCCAGTCTATACTACCACCTTGCTTCATTTCAGTAATCCATGAAGTTGTTATTATAAAATCTTGAGTGTAATGAAGTATATTATCACAAACTTCTTTAAACTTATTAAGAATAATTTGTTCAACACGAGGATATTTTTTTAGAACTCTCCAATCTACTTCTGAGTTATCATTTAAAACTAAATTAAATGATCCTCTATCATCTAAATTAAAACTAGAAATATCCATCTCACTAGTATCTTCTTCAATGATTGTTGAAAATACTGGGGAAGGAAATAATTGTAAAGTATTATTCATTCAACCAAGCAGTATCAAATAAAGAATCTCCAGCACCATATCTTCCTATAGGTATAATATTAAAAGCAAGAGAATATCTAGGAAGATCGCTATGATGATCTGTCATCATGTGATCCAAATAACTTGGAAAGAAAACTAATTTATTTTTTTCGGGTGGTATCATCCATGAATATGTTGAATTTATATCTCCACCATTAGGCAAATCAACATAAAAACTTTGTAGTCCTTCAATTAATGGTGTGTAAAATAATAATTGACCACTATTTTCATCATACTCACCAAAATAATAAACACCACTATAAAAACTATTTTGATGTTTATGATATCTTGTAAAATCACCCTTTTTCATTCCTGAAAACCATGATGTGGTTATCATAAAATCGTGAGGAAGACGTAAAACATCTTTAGCAGCTTGTTTAAATTTATTTAAAAATAATTTTTTTATATCAGGATATCTTTCTAAAACTCTATGAGATATTGATGCCATATCATTCTGTGATGGAGCACCACTATCTTCCATCTCCCAATCATCAATACTGATTATACTAGTATCTTCTTGAATGTTAGTTTGAAATATTATTGATGGAAATAAATGTTGTGTAAGCATGTCAATTAAATCCTGTTTGGAATTTTTGCCACTCAATAGCATTTTTAATTTGAAATGTCCTATTTGAAACTGTTTTAATTATTTCTTCAAGGAATTTTAACGTGGCATCATAATATCTTATCTTTAAATCTAACTTAGTTAATTTCTCATCAGCATCTAAATGCCTCTGTATTGCGTCTTTTTCTCTAACCTTATACGGAAATGGTTCTTCGGCATACACCTCTGCTGTTGCCTTTCCAGTGTAAAAATTATATCTTTCTAGTTTTACTCTGTTGTAAGAATCTCTTGCCTTCTCACGCAACAAAGTAATAGTATTATAAACTGTATAATACTTTGAGTGTAATTGAGGTATTTTTAATGACTCGTCATGTAGGTTATCAGGATCAATGACAGCATCACGCTCCCACATCTCCTGAATTTTATCAAGGTTCATAATATAGTTACCAATTATTATATTATATCATAAAGGTGTACCAGTTGGGTCTACGATGTCGTAGATAGTATATTTGAAAGTAACGTCTGCTGTAAAGTAATTTATATCACTCTCTGTAGCATCAAATTCCAAAGATGTCAAGTATACTGGAAATAAATCTTTGAATTTTACAATAGCAATATCATTATAATTGCTGTTTAGAATATGAAGACTTCCATCACTATATTGTTCTTCTAAATCTCTTTCGTTTGTTCTATTACCTTGTTTTACTGTTGTCTGATCAATAAATTCTTGTGGTGATTCTGGAAATCCTAATCCAGTTAACCAATTATGTACTGCCATATAATTTTTAAGATCTTCATCAACTAAAAATCTTACATTTAATTCACCAAATGTAAGTTTCTCACCAGGAAAATCAATATCCTTAAGGTAAGTTGATTCTATTGCAGTTCCTAAACTAATGTCAGGAATACGTGCAGTATTAGAAAAAAATGAAACCTTTGGATATTTTGCCAAAGAAAATTTAAATCCTACAGGAGCAAGAAAATTCCTATTCTTTAATTGATTGGCGAATGGACCTCTTACTGATGATGTCATTATTCTCCTCCACCATTTCCACCATTTGAACCGTTGCCACCGCCACCGTTGCCATTACCGCCACCATTAGAAGACCCATTAGATGGTGCTCCATTCTGTCCATTTTTCTCATCCTCATCTTGTTCAAGATATCCTCTACGTCCTATATGGTATCCTAGAGGAATTTTTTTACATTTTTTATCAGTGTAACACCAATACTGTCCAACAGGGCATCTTTTAGCAGCTGCCTCTTCAATAAATCTGTCAAATTCTTTCATTAGTCAATAATTAGTTCATACCATTGTTCACTCATACCCATTATAATAGAATCTGCAGATTCTGCATTCTCAGCATAACCTTCATCAATAAGATGCTTTACAATCTTATCATGACGTTCTACTGCTTCTTTATATTGTTTCGGTGTTGGTTTCATTTTCAGAATCTCTGGCAATTTGTTCTTCTAATTTATTTAGTGCAGCATCGACTCCAGCCAGTCTTCTTTCAAGACTATCTCGCCAATACTGATAAATTCTTTTTATTGTCTTTCGACGACGATCTCTAGAGACCATGTGTACCAGCCCATTTTGGTAGTGCATGTTTTACAATATCAACAACTTTAGTAAGTGTTTCTTGATCTACAGGCACTGGTACTGCTACTGGTGCTGGAGCTGCTGGTGCAGATGCTGCTGCTTTTTGAAGTGCTACTACTGCTTCCTCAAGATTAGCCAATCTGTCATTAACTAATTTACTTGATGCACCTGTAGGTACTGGATGTGCTTGTGCTTCTAATGCTGTAAGTCTTGCTTCTACTTCCACATCATACTTTGACATAGATGCTCCAGATGCAGAAACTGATGCCTTTCCTTTAGCCATGATTAACTTTTAAACTCTATGTTTTATTTAGACATAAAAAAAGAGACCCCCGAAGGAGTCTCTTGAGAAATATAAGCATCTCGCTTACATGAGGTTCTTAACCTTAACACGTCTGTAGTAACGGTTAGCATTAACCTTAAGGCGACCAAGACCTTGATCTGTTCCTTCAGCGAATGGATTGGCAACAAGACCATATCTTGTCTTAAATCCGATTTTTGGCTGGAAGGAGTTTTCTCCCACTGCACGAACCATCTGTAGAGGAACGTATGGGCAGTAGAATAATCCTGCGTCGTAAGGTGAAGATCCTTTGTATCCAACAATGTAATACTGATCAGCAGTTAGGTTAGATGAATAAGGGTCGATGTAGACTCTATACTTACCTTGAAGTACACCAGCAAATGTATTGCCTGTGTCATCAACATTAAGGTTAGCATTAAGTGCAGGGGTGTAATCAAGAACACCTGCCATTGTGAGTGCGGAAGCAACATCAGCAGAGCAGAGGATCATGTTACCCTTTCCACGACGAGTTCTTTGTGCGATTGCGTTAGCATCACGCTCGATCTGGAAAATAAGTCCCTTGAACTTCTC